ATGGCGAGCATCCAGAAGACGGCAAAGGGCTATCGAGCCCAAATCAAGCTCCTTGGCACCCGCGACAGCCAGGTGTTCCCAACACGCCGTGAGGCGGTAGAGTGGGGCGCCAGGAGGGAAGCGGAGATCCGCGACAAGGCCACAAAGCCCCTTGGAGAGCTCCATACGCTGCGCGAAGCGTTGCGAAAATACGCCGATGAGGTGTCTCCGCTGAAGCGCGGTGAGAGGTGGGAGCAGATCCGCCTGAGCGCATTCGAAAGCTACCGCCTCCCGGTGGATCTGCCTATCTTGAACGTCACAGCCCAGCACATTGCAGACTTCCGAGACGCGCGTGCGGCAAAGATTGGGGCTGCCTCGGTTCTGCGCGAACTCAGTCTGCTTACGTCCGTGTTTGAGACCGCCCGGCTGGAGTGGGGCTGGGTGACGATCAACCCTTGCCGCGACATCCGGAAGCCGGCGCCGCCAAAGCATCGATCTCGAACTATCCATTGGCGAGAGCTGCGCGCCATACTGCGGGAAATGCGGTACGACCCAAAATCTCGAGTGGCGTCAACTACGGCGGCCGTGGCCCACTGCATGCTGCTGGCCCTTCGGACAGGGATGAGAGCCGGCGAGCTTTGCGGACTGAGATGGGAGCAAGTGCACGACCAGCACTGCCACCTGCCGCAGACAAAGAGCGACCGTCCGCGCGATGTACCGCTGTCTACCAAAGCCAGGCGCATTCTCGCCAGAATGAAAGGGTGGGACGATGACTTCGTGTTCGGCCTGAAGACAGCGAGCCTGGACGCTCTGTTCCGAAAGTACCGGGAGCGAGCCGGCCTGGAGGGTTTCACCTTTCACGACACCCGGCACACGGCCGCCACGATGATCTCGAAAAAAATCGACGTGCTAGACCTGTGCAAGATGTTCGGTTGGACCGATCCCAAGATGGCCATGGTCTATTACAACCCGCATGCGTCAAGCATTGCGGCAAGATTGGGATAGGTAGCGCCGCAGCTCGGCTCCAGTGATCCGCCCATCTACGGGCCGGATTTTCCCCTCGGCGATCCGTTTTTTCAGCGTGTTGTAGCTGATGCCCAGTCGCGCACAGGCGTCCTGGAGGTGGTAGCAGACCATATCTTCGATGGCGATCACGGCACCGCGGCGGGCAGCCTCTTCGAGCAAGCGCTCAAGCTGGGACTCTTCGAGCGTCACCATTTCATTTCCCCTGCATCTTTGCGCCAATCTCTGCGGCTGCGCGCACGATGGCGCGGCGGGTGGCGGCGTCAACGCTGGGTTGACTGGAGAAGCCGCCCGGCAAGTCTCTCTCATACAGCTCGCGCACGACGGCGCCGGCCGGGTAGCGGGCTATCTCGACGTAAACCTGGTCGCCCTCGTCAATAATGGTTGCCTGCAAGGCGTTTCTTAGCCGAAGCGCATCTCCATCATCACGGTGTGGCTGCCAGAATCGCTTAATCTTGTCCCCGTCCAGCCAAGTCTCGCCGCATTCCAGTCGCTCGTTCCAAAAGATATTCAAGCCAGCAGCCCTAGCCGCCAGCTCCAACAGTTCGCGATCAGTTTGCATCCCGCTCTCCTTGTTCGGCCTGGGTGGCAGAAAGGGCGGCGCTGGCGCGGATGTGCTGACAACCAGCGATGTCACAGTCTGGGCAGACTTCAACTACATCCCCGGCGCGCTGCTGGCCGCGGTCCTTGTCCGCCTGGGTCTTGAGGGCGCGCACGACGGCGCTATAGCGAGGGCCTTCTACGACCATCGATCCGAGGCCATCGCAATTGATAAACTCCCGCACGTGGTGTCTATCGCGTTCGCTCAAGCCGATGATGGCTGTCTCGGCGCTGGCCTGGGGCGCGGCATAGACCTTCAACCAGCCTTTCCCCTCCGGATCTGCCTCCGCGTCAGCGGCGCTGCGATACTTCAGCTCGCTGACATAGCGGGGATGAGTCGGCGCGGCCGGGTCGGGCTTGATGTAGCCCGCTACAGGAGCGCTTTCCATCTTGCTGCGCGCCTCAGTGCCGTCCTGTGTGCCGAGTTCCCAGGCAGCGGCTTGACTACCTGAGGTTTCAAACGGGTTCTTGAATTTGCGCCCGTCGATGGCTTTGCTGTAGCCCTCGTTGTAGGCGAACATCAGCGCCTGCAAATGCAGGTCTGACAACGTGGGCCATTCTCCATCGGCTACAGGGGCGCCTGCCAGGGCGGCATATTGCCTGGACGCAGCAACCCAGGCGGCACGAGTATGAATGGTCAGGCTGTTATGGAAAGCGCCGAGCGTCTGCCCGTACTCCTGAAACCAAAGGTCGTGGTCGTGGAGTGCTTGAGTCTCATCGGCTACAGGGGCGCGCAGCTTGGACAGCACGGCGGTTTCGATGGCGCGAGCCATGGTGATGCTACTGCTCCCAAATTTCAGGATGCTGATGCATTCTTCGTCCGTCAGCACAGGCTGGGGGGTGTTTTTGTCAGTCATGTCCTGTCCTCGGTGGTGGGCTGGGCGGCGCGGCTCCAGCCGCAAGCGTGGTGGATGCCCAGGCCGGGCATGTCCGGGTCGGGGTCGTAGCTATCCGGCCATTCGGACTCAGGCAGCACCTTGCTCTGCCCAAGGGTGGCGCCGGGTATCTTGTAGAAGCAGACGTGCGGCGCTGGGCCGTAGTGGCATCCGTCGTTGCAAGCCATCACATCGTCACTCCATGGTTGTGCGCCACCTGGACCTTCCCGCAGCCAGGGCATACATGCCGGTAGCCCTGGCCTGGCGGGATGCAGATGTACATGGGGAAGCCGTGTTCTGGATGGATGCAGGTCTGCTCCTTGGGCAGCTTGTAGAAGCCGCTTTCCTTCTCAATCTTGAAGAAGCCGGACTTATCCATCACGCCTCTCCCTGCTGCTGGGCCTGGGCGGCATTGATGACCGTTTGCGCAGCCCGCATGCAGCCCGCATCCGGCTCTATCACGACATACCGGTGCCACGGGTACGGCTCGTTCTTGTCCTCGATGATCTTGTTGTCCCCTTTGAGGGTGTCGATACACCTCACCAGCCATGGGCATTCGGACATATCGAAGGCGCTAACGCGCGGATTGAGGCGCAGAGCTGCCAGAACATCGGCCGGTGTTCGCTTTGCTCGCGGCAACTCAGCGGCCAGGCCACTGAAGCTATCCAGGAATACGCGGCCATTCTTCATGCCCCACCCCCTTCGCCCTGCTGGGCGACGAGGGCGGCGTCGTAGAGGCGTTGGGCGCGGTTGTAGCCGATCATCAGACAGCGGCAGAGCACGGTAGGGCTTGGCCGCCCGTGCGCCTGCACAAGCCAATTCGCCGCGCCTTGCAGCGGGTCCACTTCCCGCGCATCGCCAGCAGCGGCCGGTGCCTGGCATTCACTGGCCGCGTACTTCTCCCGGCATGGTCCATCCGGCCTGTCGTCAGGGTGGCATGTGCAGGGGCGCGGTGCCTGCGCGGCCACTGGTGCGGCATAGAGCGGCACGTATTCACGGCCCAGATCCCGGTCGAGCTGAGACATATAGGCGAGCGACGAAATGCACGTCGGATGCGGGGAGTTGAGCGTATCGGCGGCGACCCACGCCACCGGCTGCATCTCGGCCAGAAGGTCGGCGCGGGCCTGCTCGGCAACGGGGGCGGCCACTGGTGCGGCGTACAGGTCGTGCCTGCCGATGGGCAGGTTGGCGGCTGCCTTCGTGCCCAGCTCACAAAGAAGAACCTGCCGACGACCTTTGCGCATGTGCACGTCTGCCACCGCCACCGGCTGCGCATCCACTGCGGGCCTGCCGTAGCGGGATAGAAGGGCGCGGTCGGCCTGGATGGCGGTGCGTGCATAGTCTTTCAATTCTTCCTCGTCGTAGCCGGGAATGTCGTACATCTTGCTCGCCTTCGGAAGCGGTGGCAGTTCGATATCTTCGTCGCTCATTGCTTCGATCCTTCCTGCGCGGTGGTGCGCTGCTTACCGCGAGCGGCAATTCGTCCTGCGGCAAACCCGATGAGCCATCCGAGGGCGCCTCCGATGACAACCTCGGCGAGCGTTCGTAGCGCTTCACTCATGATCGCCTCCGCTGGTGCGTTGCATATTGCGCAGTGCCAAAAGAAGCGCGTCCCGCTCATCAAGCAGCGCCCGGATGGTGTCGGGGTCGCAGGCGGCGATGAAGGTGGCGTCGGCTTCCGTTTTCCACGTATCGCCCAGACTGTTGCGTACAGTGCAGTAATTTTCGGTAATGCCGTACTCGTCATTGCAGGTGAGGCGAATGATCAACTCCTGATTACCTGGCGAATAGCTGCGCACGGCACTGAACGGCCCCGGCGTCGGCCCCATCTCCAGCGCCCTGCGGATGTTCTCGTAGCGGTCAGTCATTGCTCGTCTCCCGCGCCTTGAGCATGGCGTCTGCCATTTCGTAGGCCATGCTTGCAAACGGCCCGTTGGCAGGACGGTCGTTAAACCCATGTATCTGTGCCGCCAAAATCCCTTGCATCGCCTTCGCCGCGAAGTAGTCGCGCAGGGACATGCCGGGCTCGATCGAGAATCCCTTGCCCGGTGGTTCGATATGCGGGAATGCCGGTACGCCGTTGTTGATTTGCTTGTCGCTCATTGCTTGCCCTCCTTGCTCATGGCGGCGTCGATGGTGGCGTCCAGGTCGTCGCCGTCGATTTCTTCCGAGTGCGTGTAGACAACCGCGCTCATGCCGTAGTCCGTCGAGACAATGCCGCGCACGACAGCAACATCATGTACCGCGCCTTTGCGCAGCCACCGATAACGCGCAGCATCCAGCGCATCCGCCTTGGCGGCCGGTGCCTGGGCGGCTAGTGCCTGCACCTTCTCGTACACTTCGTCCCACGCGGCCCGAACATCCGATAGATCAGGCTGCGCCCGATCTTTGGCTTCGGCGTATTTCCAGCTTCCGTAGTTTCGGATTGAGGCCAGCAGGCCGCCAAGCTGGTCGTCGGTTTTGAACTCTCCGGCATTCCCGGATGGTTGTGCCTGGGCGGCAACGGGAGCGGCGCAGTCGGGGCACGGCTCGCCGCCTTCGCCTGGGTCATGGAAGCTCGGACCGCCAATCCATCCGTGATCGTCGCAGGTCAGGCAGACCGGGCGCATCGCCCGCACCTCAGCCAGCACATCACCGATGGTCCTGCCGTCTTCCTTGGCCCGCTCAAGCAGGCGGATGATTTCTTGTTTCATGCTCGCGCCTCCAGTTTCTTGCGCGCTTCGTTGATCTGTGTCCCCCGCAGGAGGTCCTGCGCTTCGCGGTGGTCAAGGGTGGATGCCACGCGACGCAGGCGCGGCACCAGGGCATGCAGGCTGGCCACCAGCGGGCCGTCCAGCGGCATGCCAGCGGCCAGCCGCGCGGCCAGTTGGCGCAGGGCGGTCACGTCGAACTGCCGGCCATGACGAATCGCCCACATATCGAAGAAGTCGGCCATACCGTCGATCGCCGGCGCGCTCTCGTACCAGCCGCCGTCTGCATTGCAGAAGAAGACCGGCATGCCCCTCTGGTCGACGTCCACCGTTCCATTGCGCTCTATCTGGTCGATGACAGCCTCCAGGGGCTCCAGGGTGTACTGGGCCTTTACCAGCATGGGGATGCGCGTCGGCTTCGGGCGGTAGGCCTTCTGGCGGGGCTTGCGGGCGTGGGGCATGTTGCTCTCGGTATTAGGTGGCCGGGCACCGGTAGCGGTGGGGGAGGTGGGGGAGGTGGGGGAGGTGGGGGAGGGAGTCCCGCCGCCGGGCCGGCCAAAGGGTTACGCCGCTTCGGGCTCCAGGGTGCTACGTTGGGGAAAGGGTTAGGCGGCCGGGTCCAGCGCGGCGCGGCGGGCGTCGTAGGCCTTCTTGAGCGCGTCGTAATGCTCGTCCGGCGCGTCGCGGAAGCTGTCGGCAACCAGGTCGAGAGCGTCGATGCTGTCGGCGTCGGTGATCTGCTGCAGGATGGGCGTCGGGTCGAAGGCGGGCGCGGTGACGGCCGGCCCATCGTTGGTGTCGTCGCCGGGCGCGGGCGTGATGTAGTCGCCCTCCAGGACGTTGTCCAGGGCCTGCGATTCGCCGCGGGCGTTCAGCTCGTCCAGTGCGGCGGCGTTGGCCAGCTCGATGCTGACGGGCAGGTACTTGAACAGACGGCGCAGCACGGTCTTGCGGCCCATCTCGGCGTAGTGCGCGCCCCAGGGCGTGTTTTCCGTTTTGCCGTGCCGCTTGGCCTGCTTCCAGCCCTGCGATGCGTCCCGGATGTCCAGCACCTGCTGGTTGCTCATGACTTCGAACGCATGGCCGCCGCCGACCAGCTTGGCCACTGCGTAGAAGGCGATCACCTCGCCGCGGTCGCCCATGGCCGGGCGATGCTCTAGTTTCTCGTCCAGACCATAGGAGTATTCGAAATGGTCGTTGGCGCAGACTTCATGGGCAGCGATGCTCACGATCTGGCCGGAGCGGCGGGCCAGGTCGATGAGGCCCTTGTAGCCCAGCACGATCTGCACTTCGGTGGTGTTCTTCTGGCGGTTTTCGAACGGGATCAGGTAGGCATGGCCCAGAGGCGTGTTCGGTTCCAGACCCAGCTGCGACACCTGCACGACCGCGCCCATCAGGGATTCCACTGTGCAACCCATGAGCTTGGGCGTGGTGCGCAGCGCGCCGAGCGCGATCTTGAGCATGCGATCCGGGCTCACGTGTCGCGGCAGCACCGCGGCGAGCGTGGCCTTTTGCGACTCCATGAACGCCTTGACCTGGCCGATTCCGGCCTGCGAGGCGACCATCTTGGAGGTCTTCTTGAGGTCCGCGAGGGAAGTGGTTTGGGACATGATCAATCCTTGTGGAAAGCTGCCTTTGCAGCCAGGTAAGCGTTGTGAGCTGCTTCAACGGTCTTGAAGCAACCCAGGTGCTTCGTCGTGCCGTCTACGCGGATCTGCGCAATGAATCTCGTGCCGCGCGCATGTACCCCCAGAACGCCCAGCTTGTTTGTGGCGCGTGCGCAGTGGACATTGCGGTTGTTCAAGAAGCGATCAGCCTGACGAAGGTTGCTGATTGCGTTGTTTGATCGGTTTCCGTCGATGTGGTCGATTTCATCGGCCGGAAGCTCGCCAGCGCAGACCAGCCAAGCAAGCCGGTGCGCGGCTCTGCGGCGCCCATCGATTGATATCTGGATGTACCCCTTGCCGTTGTTGCTTCCGGCGATAGCGCCAGCCACAGCACGGCGACCCGAACGCTTCCAACGGAACACTCCGGTCGCAGGCTCGTAGTCAAGGAGTTCGAGAACGCGCGCCTTCGTGATTTGGCTCATTTGTCTGACTCCATCGCCCAAGAAGGCAAGCGGACAACCTGAATTTCTGTCGAGTAACCGGGCCAGACATCGCTGCGCAGGCAATCGGCATACCGGGAAAGATCGGATTGGTACTTTCTGCGACCGGCGTCCAGGCTGTCTTCGTCCAGCATCACCGCGCTTGACGAGAACGGATAATCGGTTTCTACAGCCACGAACACGAACGCAAGCACATTGAGACCACTGGCGCGAGCGAACCCATCCGTGTAGAACGCGGCTTGAACGTCGTACCTTTTCCTTGCCACTTGTCGGGCGAACTCTGCCGGGCTGGCGTCGCTGTAGGTCTTGACGTCCAGCAGGATCACGCCGTTGTTGCCGGCCGGGTGCACCCAGTCAGGGCGGCAGCGGCACAGCACGCCGGTGTCGGGGTCGATCCAGTAGGCAGACACCTCGGGCCGGCCGGCGGCCAGTGCCTCGGCGACGTCCGGAAGGCGGCGCACGCTTTCAGCCTGGCGCAGCGCCGTCTCGCGCTGGTCGGGCTTGATGGCGATCACTCCGGCCGGCAGGCTGGCTTCCCATTCCTTCCAGGCCTTGGTGGCGCGCGAGACGTCCGGGCCCACCACGTAGCGCTTGTCGAACTCGGCCGGCTCCAGGATGGCACAGTGCGCGAGCTGGCCCTCGAGCTGGCCGGCGCGCTCCTTCTCGGCCGGCCGCGCCGGGTCCAGGTGCAGGGCGTAGAACAGCGCCGGCGAGCGCGCCACGTGATCCAGGCCGGTCTTGCTGATGCCCGGGCCGCGGTGGTACGCCTCGATGTCCTGGCCGTCGATCGTGCATGGCGCGTCGATCAGGGCGACGGGTTCGGTTATCGCGTTCATGCTGCGTCCGATTCGGTGATGAGGTACGGCTTCAGCGAATCCACCATGCGCTCGTAGGATGCGATTTGAAGGCGAGCCCAGGCGTCATCCAACTGCTCGGCTTGTTCGCGGTACGCGGCGATGCGCGCCAGCATCTCGTCCCGGCCGGAGTGGAACAGGTACGCCTTGAGGCGTTCTTCGATCAGGTCCAGGACTTTGCTGGGGGGCAGGCCTTCAATGTCCGGTTCTTCGTCTTCTGGCCACATCTCGGATAGTCCTTTTCCGTCCGGCATGCGCATTTGCACGCACCACTGCTTGTCATTGCTAGCAAAGTTGTATCGGCCGAGCGTCTTGGTGATGTACATGGTCATTCCTTGGCGGCCACAGCGGTCTTGCCGCAGCCTTCGCAGGTTGGGTAGGGCTGGCCGGCTGCATCGAGGGTCGGCCCAGTTACGCCGGTGAAGATGGAAACGGCCAGAGTGCCGAGCAGAATTGCCACATAGCCGGCGATTTCAGCGTCGTAGGCGTTGGCATGCAGCCAGCGCAGGTATGCTTTGGTACGGCGGATCATTGGGCACCTCGGGCTTTGGCAATGGCAGCGCGTGCCTTATTGAATGCGGCGCGGCACAACTCCATCCGAGCGTTGAAATCGACCGCATGGTCCTGCTCTCGGTCGTCCCATTCGAGCATTGCCATGCAAGCATCCAGCAGCTCGGGCGCGGCGGCGATCAGGCGGGCGTTGGCGTGCATTTCCTTCTCAATCGAGCCCACGCAGTGGTGCCAGCACGTGGCAACCTCAATGTGTTCCGCTTTGATCACGGACTGGCCGTTGCTGTCCTGGTAAGCGACTTCCCAAGGCCCGGGCGTGTGTCTCGTCGTCATGCTGTCTTCCTCAAAAAGGCCATGGCGGCGTCACCCAGCCGACCGATGGGATAGGCGACCGCGAGGCCGCACAGGATGAAAAGGGCGTAGCTCACGCGGCATCCTTCGCCAGGTCGATGAGCCTGCGTTCAATCCGCTGCCGAAGGTCGCCTCGGTTGTGGCCAAGAGCCAGGGCCGCCAGGTCGATACCCTCATCCGCGAAAGCGTCGAAAACCGCCTCCAGATAGTCATCGGCATGGCGACCGCATGCATAGCCACGTTCCGCTATCGCTCGGTTGATAGCCCGCAGGTAGTCCTTGTCGCTGGGCTCCAGAGGCTCACGCATGACGTAGCCAGCTCCAGTGGGGATTCGGCGGTAGTCGGGAAGGACGGAGATAGCAATGCGTCCGTCTCGCATGGTTACGTCAAGACTCATAGGAGCCTCCAGTGAATAGGTGCAGCACCCGGTCCAATCCTCACGGCCAGCCGCCACCACGCGGGCAGCGCTGTCAGCGGTATGGGCGGGTAGGCTTGAAGGGGGAGGGGTGCTGCGGGGAAAGGGGTGATGGTGGCCGGGAGCTACCCGTATATCAGCGGCAGGGAGGCCAGCGGCACATCATCCCTGTTGCTCCTGGCTGGCCGGATTACATGATCCGGTGCCTGCTGGTTTCCTGCTCACCATCAAGGCAGAGCGCTCTTTACGCCATGCGTCCATGGCAACCACCGCATACCGTGGATAGAACACCCTGCCTTGATAGCGCCGCGTTTCGTGCGGCTACGGCTGCTATGCAGCACCAGGGGGAGAATCGTTCAGCTTCAAAACTGTCACGTCGTAAGCGGGCTTCCCATCGGCACTAATCGTGAAAGCACCGCCGTGACTTTCTGCCAACTGAATCAGGCATGCATAGAAGTCCGCCGTTACGTCATGACGTACACCAACCGCCTCCGCGTATCCTTCACGCTGGCGAATGCGTCCAGCGAAGATCGAACGGCTAAGCGGTGACATGGCTAATCGAAATGGATGTTGGGCCATCTATATCTTCTCCTTTGCCCATCGGGCTGCTCCCCGGGGTGGGGAGGGGTGGTTAGCCGCCAATGAAGATCACGCCGCTCCGGGAGCCGAAATCGACGTTCTGGATGGCAGTCATGTTGGGGTACTTCACAGGGGTGTCGTCCGCAGCCGTTTCATCGTCACCGGCCCCTGTCGAAACCGCGTGTGCATCAAACCAGTGGTCGCCGCAAGACCCGTATACCTTCCCGAAGTCGAAGGCATAGGCGTAATCAGTGGTGTGGCTGTCTTCCCACGGCCAGGGCCATCCCATTTCTGGCGTCGTCCCGTCGAGGCGGCTCGCCAACTCGTCTGCCACCGCTTCGCGGAATTGCTGCTCCGTGGAGGCATTCAGGAGGCCGTCACGCTCAAAGCCATCCGGGTAGCCATCCCAGGCAACACTGCCCAGCCACTCGGCCTTGTCACCACGGCCCACATAGAAGTCTGCTCGGGTTCCCATTCAGTTCTCCTTGTTCATTCGTAAGCTCGCTCTAGGAACGGGCTGGATATGCGAATCCTGAAAGAAGCAGGCCGGGCTCGATACCGGCTCCCTGCGCCTGGGTGGAGCACAGAGCACCCACGGCTTTGAGGTTGCACCCAGGACAGAGCCTCTAGTGCCGTCGCCTGTGGCGTGTCCTTCCACGCTGCTGCTTCTTTCAGGATTCATGTAGATGGCTATTGCCCCGGCACCCGGGGCGGGTGGGGTTAGGCGGGCTGCTGCCAAGGCGCGCGGCCCTCGCACATGGCGGTGAACATTTCTTTTTGTGCGTCCCCGGCGGCGTCCCCGGCGGCGGCCCCGGCGGCGTCCCAGGCGGCGGCCCAGGCGGCGGCCCAGGCGGCGTCCCTGGCGGCGGCCCAGGCGGCGTCCCCGGCGGCGTCCCAGGCGGCGGCCCAGGCGGCGGCCCAGGCGGCGTCCCAGGCGGCGGCCCTGGCGGCGGCCAGTTCCCCCCCGGTAGCTTCGCCGTTCGCAAAGCGTTCAGCCACGTCCAGCGCATCCTTGCTGTGCTGATCCGTCATCAGGTGTTCAACCTGGCGAGCGCACCAGACAGCGAACAAGCGCGCATCACGATCCACGCCCCGCACGCAGCGCAACGCCCACAGCGCGTCATCCAGGCCATTGCTTTTCAGGATCGCGGTCAGCGCAATCGGCGCGTCATGCCGGAAGCGGATGTAGCTCTCGCGCTCGCCGTCGTCGTCCGTGAATTCGCGGCCTTGGATGGCGCGAACGACCTTGTTGTAGCCACTGAAGCAAGCACCTTCGCGGCGCAGGTCAGCGAGCGTGACTTCGAACTTCGTTGCGACCTGGGTATCGGACACAGTTATCTCCTAGCCCCTACCGGGGCGGGGTTGTTAGGCTTCGATGAACTCGCCTTCGGCGCTCAGCGAATACCAGGTGTCGGGCTTGATTCCGTTCTCACCGACGATGGCGGCGGCCGCCTTCCGGATCACATAGTCATCGTCTCGATACACGAGAAAAAGAGCATTCCCGAGGGCGCCCATTGCTTTGCCGGCGTAGCCGCAGGCCATGGCAGCACCCCGGGTGCCCGTGGCAGAGGCAGCACCCTGGTCGCCCGTGGCAGAGGCAGCACCCTGGTCGCCCGTGGCAGAGGCAGCACCCCGGGTGCCCGTGGCAGAGGCAGCACCCCGGGTGCCCGTGGCAGAGGCAGCACCCTGGTCGCCCGTGGCAGAGGCAGCACCCCGGGTGCCCGTGGCAGAGGCAGCACCCCGGGTGCCCGTGGCAGAGGCAGCACCCCGGGTGCCCGTGGCAGAGGCAGCACCCTGGTCGCCCGTGGCAGAGGCAGCACCCTGGTCGCCCGTGGCAGAGGCAGCACCCCGGGTGCCCGTGGCAGAGGCAGCACCCCGGGTGCCCGTGGCAGAGGCAGCACCCTGGTCGCCCGTGGCAGAGGCAGCACCCCGGGTGCCCGTGGCAGAGGCAGCACCCCGGGTGCCCGTGGCAGAGGCAGCACCCCGGGTGCCCGTGGCAGAGGCAGCACCCTGGTCGCCCGTGGCAGAGGCAGCACCCCGGGTGCCCGTGGCAGAGGCAGCACCCTGGTCGCCCGTGGCAGAGGCAGCACCCTGGTCGCCCGTGGCAGAGGCAGCACCCCGGGTGCCCGTGGCAGAGGCAGCACCCCGGGTGCCCGTGGCAGAGGCAGCACCCCGGGTGCCCGTGGCAGAGGCAGCACCCCGGGTGCCCGTGGCAGAGGCAGCACCCCGGGTGCCCGTGGCAGAGGCAGCACCCTGGTAGCCCGTGGCAGTCTCGCCTTCGGGCTTTGCCCGCGAAAACGTGTATTCGATGGCCGCCTTGATCAGGCCAGCGAGGCCGATTTCAGCCTTGATGGTGATGCGAGAACTGGCCAGCTTCGTGTCGCTACCTTCGCGGCTGATCTTTCCGCCTTGTTCAACCAGGGCAAAGCGCGAACCGGCCGGCGGGTAGTAATCGAAGACGTTCAGCGGATACTCGCAAGCGTGGAAGCCGCGGTCGCAAGCTTTGATCGGGCCTTTCATTTCATAGGTCTTGCCCACTTCGTACTGGAACGGCTTGTCGCCGCCCGTGCAGGTCAGATCGGCGTTGAACGCCTTGTAGCTGGTGACGACTTCTTCTTGCGGCTGGTCCGGCATTGTTGTTCTCCCAGTTCTCCCCGGGGTGGGGAGGTGTTTTCATCGGTCTGCGTCCTGTCACGGCGCAGGATTACTGGCTCATGCAGTACGCAAGGTGGACGGCCAGCGGCACTTCGTACTCGGTGACCATCACAAAGCCGCCGCGCACGGGCATGTCCACCTTCCGCTCAACGACCAAGCCTCGGTCAATCAACTTCTTCACCGTGCGTTTGCTGGGCTGCGGCCAAGGTGAGCCATCGGGATACTTCTTGCCAACGTGCCAACCCTGCAAACAGATCAGCCATTCCTGCGCTTGCGTTAGGCCGGTGAAGTCGTAGCCAGCATCCAAATCAGACATCCCACTCTCCTTGTTCATTCGACAGCCAGCGCTCATAGAACGGGCTGACAGATGAATCTGGAGCGGGGCGGCGCGTGAACTCAGCGCCATCCCCCGCCCGCACTGCTGGTTGCGCAACTCCCGGCTGAGCCGGCTCGCAATGCAGTGGTTCCCGGACTACTCCCGGTGGTCATCGACCCGATTACGCGCCATCGGTCGATTCTTGGCGTCCTTGCGGCTCACCTGCTGCTGCCTGTCTCTGCGACAGTCCAGCCAACTGCTGCCCGCTCGGGGCGGCTACTTGCAGCTCGGTGTTTTCGGCATCTTTCTGTCCAGGGCGTCCGCAATCTCCCCTGTCGCATCGCCTCTCGGCGGGTGCGGAACGGTTTGCACATCGGTTGTTAAAGAGCGGGTACTGCTTGCAGCTTCGCGGTGCCGGGCTTGGCCTCTAAGCGATGCGATGTCGCGCAGTGATTTCATTGAACCATAGTTCATTTCCAAAAGTCAACCATAGTTCACTTTCGGACGTAAAAAAACCCGCTGTCGGCGGGCTGTGCCTGCGAGTGCGTTCAGGCGGCTACTTCCATGTGAGGCCTTTCGGCCGAAATGTGAACTGCGCGTCCCCGTGCTTCCACACTGGCACCTCAATTATTACTTGATCTGATGATCGAAGCCTCTTCAGAAAACCCTTGGCGTCGTCTATAAAAATGGTGTCACTATTGCCTCCGGAAGCTCTGCTAGCTCGGAAGCTCGCAATCTTCCCATTGTCGAACTTGGCTGATACCCGGCAACCCCCATAGGAGCAAGAAAGCTGGCCTTTGGACAATTTGAGGAGGACATTCAAACCTCCATAGCGCTGCGAGTCTCGGAGCAACACTGACAGAGACGAACCGCCTCGATAGGGAAAATCGAGCGAGATGAAATCTTCGGATTTCAGTTGAGCGTAGCTCTCGCTAGACCCTCGCATTTTGTCCTCGGACGATCCATAGACCCATCCGGCTGCGTGCGCCCCAGTGAGGGGGAAAGCGAGGGCCGAAATGATGACGGTCACTGCGACGGGTTTCATTGTCGGGTCCCGTCCTTCGAACCAGGGGGTATGGTTGCGGCGCCATTCGGGCAACGCATCGTCATCGAGTGCTTGATTCGCTCTCGTGACCCCAGGTAAGAGCCCATCGGTATCGGGACTTCTGAAACAAGCGTCGGATCTGCACATATGCGCTTCATGGCGACCTTAGCCACCCGCAGACGATCTTCTGGGTTGTCGCCGTTCCAACCAAAATCTACGGTGTTCATGACTGACACTCGATAGATTCCCTTAGAAGCATCTACCTCATCGACAGTTATCCCATCACCATACTGGGAGTTCACCCAAGCCTCCGATCCTGGCGCACACCCGCCCAAGAGAAAGGCCGCGGAAAGCAGCACTAATAGTTGACGATTCATCAGCGGTTCCTAGGTGTCCTATAGATTGCCGATTGTAAGTCAGTAGGTCGGGGCGGCGCAGACCATAAAAAAGCCACCCGGAGGCGGCTACGTGAATCTCGGCTAGTTGGAAAGATCGCTGATGTGAAGCCGTACGATTTCGCCTTCAGCGTCGATTTCGGCCTTGGCCAAGAAGGCAACCGGAGAAATTCGCGCCATCGCCGCTACATAAACGTTGTCCGCGCGCTGTACAACCGGGTCCGTAATAACAGCGTTTATCCGTTCATCCGGCGGGAAGCCGTCCAGCGATACTTTGCAATTTCCGGATAGCATGTCTAGCTCAGAAATCACGCCAACATAGGGGCGCGTCTCGGTTATCGAAGTATCTTTTGGCGCATTCGCAAGCTCCTTTGATGCTCGGTCAAGTACCGTGGCGGGAGCCGGGGTTCCTTGCTGATAGACAGAGATCGTTTGCACTGAACGACCAATAGGAACATGAGCTTGCTTCACCGCGGGTTGCAGCGCGTCGACCATCTTGTCGACAGTTTGGAGCAGGCGCAACTGCATGGCCTCATTCTGGGCCAGAGACTTCTGTAGAGCCTCATTCAGCAGTTTCATTTCTTCGCTCTTGCGCCTATTTAGAACAACCGCTACGACTGCGGTAAATACCGCCGCCGCAAAACCAGACCACAACTCTTTGGCGGTCAAGAATTCCTTGATTACGACTGAGACTTCGTAGCATCTGTGCTCTTGTACGGGCTCAGCAACCACCTGGACTGATAGAGCATCGTATTGCTTATTGTACTTCCCAGTCTGGGCAAAGTGGGCGCAAACCGCCAGCACGCGCGCGAATCCCTGTAGCGAAACGCCCAATTGGTTCAGGTCGATTTCATGGGCGTCAGCATCACCGCCTTCGTATCTGATGTTGTACGAGAGCGCTTCGATGGGCGTAGCGCTTGTGTCTGTCGGGGCGAGGATGCTCATGAGTTCTGATAGTTGCGAATTTCAAGTGGCCGTACTGTATCGGTCCGTGGACTTCAAAGTGCGCGGTTAACAGTTATATGGAGCAAGATCCTAGGACCGTACCCACTGCCCCGCCTCATCATCCCGCAGCCTGGCGCCAGCCCACACAACCTGACCAAGTACACGGGCAGGGTGGCCATTCTCCAGCGGGATGTCGGGGTAGGCCGGATTGAACGAGCGTGCGACCCAGCGGCCCGTGAGCTTGTCCTTGGTCACCGTCTTCACGATCATCTTGCCGTCATAGTTGATGGCGTAGACGCCTCCGCCGGCCAAGTCGCGCAGCGTCAGGTCTTCGTTCGGGACAACGAGCAGGGCGGCGCCATCCTTGATGACGGGTTCCATGCTGTCGCCTTTTGCATACACAACTCGGGCCTTTCCTGAGTCGGCGCCAACGGCGCGCAGGAACGATCTGCGGAATTGCATCACGCCAGTCTGCCTTTCATCGTGGTTTTCAATTCCCTCGCCCGCGGCTAAGCGCACGTCGGCCAGCTCAGGAACCTTCTCGAATCTGTCATTGGTGGCGTGTGGCTCGCCGGGGCCGACGTTTGCAACAACATCCGATCGAGTACCAAGCCGCGGCTTGGGCTCGCGCTCGGCCTGAGCCGTAGTCCTGCCGCCTTCCCACGGCGCGGGCAACCCTGGGATTCTCATGGGGAACGCATCGTCCGCATGGTCCATGTCGACCAAGCCGCCGGGTTTGTGCGCCCGCAAAGGAATGATATTGGACGCCGGAGCCGCAGGCGGCGGTGACACCTGAATTCCGAGCTTCATCTGCGCAATCGCTAGGGCAATCGCGCCCTCAAGTTGCCTGAGTCTACTTTCGGGCAGCTCGCGGACTTGATCTTCCGGGATGGTCGAAAAAGGCCAGGGGGAGGGCTGGCACGCTGCAACAACACCCGACTTCATATCGCCCTCGCCGAGAGCTAACCAATCGCTGGACACCCCGAGCAACCGTGCCGCCAAAGCGTTGTTGGCCGCATTGAACGCGCTCGATTTCCCGTCTATCACCTTCTTCACGGCCTGATAGGACGTGTTCAAGCCTTCTGCCAATTTGGACGCAGAAACGTTCGCCGCCTGCATTGCGGCGGAAAGGCGATCTCGATACTCAACCATAGTTGTAAAAGTAGCCGATTTTGGTCTAACCATAGTTGCTTTCTAGGCGTGAACTATGGTTCAATGAGGGCATGAAAAAAGCCGAAGCCATCCGTCTTCTAGGCGGAACCGTGACATCAGCCGCCAAGGAAATTGGCATCACGTATCAAGCCGTCGATAAGTGGCCTGATGAATTGACGCGAGCGATTGAAGACCGCGTTGTCGCGGCTTTAGCTCGACGGTCGATGCGTCCAGAGCTCCTTGGGCTCCCCGCCAAGCCTCGGAAGCGAGGAAAAGCCGCCGTAGTTGGCGCTTCGTAGTCCGGTTGAAGAGTTGTTGTTGTCCATGCGGTGAATCTTAGTTGCGCCGCACAAGTGCCGAAAGGCTGAAAGAAATCAGATTTCAAGGTGACGTATGACCTGCCGCTACACCAACACTGACTGGCTGGACGTTCTGTACAACTGCGTGCGCAAGACGCCGGGCGGTGTTGCTGATGCGGCCCGCTTCCTGACGGAACGCCGCGGCAAGTCGATCCACCCTGAAAGCCTGCGCGCCAAGCTCAAGCGCTCGGAGGGCGATGCAATCAGCGTTGAAATGGCTGGCCTTCTGTCGGAATGGATGGAAGAGAAAGAGGGCGGCGCCGAGTACGCGCATGACTGGTTCTTGGCTTTCGCTGCAGAGCAAGGCTTGGCGGTCGACTCGGTTCCGCCGGCGCCTGTGGGTGGCTGGGCCTGCGAACTCACCGCGATCCAGTCCAAGGTCATGCAGATCGGCGCGATCGCCGGCAGCGTGTTGGGCGTGACGGCTGAGACTGTCGCAGATGGCAAGATCGACCAGTCTGAAGCTGACCGCATCGTCGAATTCGTCCGCGACCTGCGCACCATGTGCCACCGCCTTGAGCGCAACGTCCTGCGCGCTGCGAGCAAGTAATGGAACGCCAGGTGTTCATCCTCTCCCACCCGCTGGCACGCCGCAATGCGGCGTATGCCTGCGCGCACGCTCCTGACGGCTATCGGGTGGAGATCAAGGAGCGCACCCGGACACTCGACCAAAACGATCTGCTGTGGTCGATCCTGACGGATCTGTCCAAGCAGGTTGACTGGTCCATCAACGGCAAGCTGGAGAAGCTGAGCCCGGAAGACTGGAAGGACATTCTTACCGCCAGCCTGGATCAAGAACACCGCATTGCTGAAGGCATCCGCGGAGGCTTCGTGATGCTGGGCCGTCGCACTAGCAAGATGGGTGTTCGCAAGATGAGCGAACTCATCAACTTCGCGCACTCGGTGGGCGATGAGAAGGGCGTCCAGTGGTCCGCGACGTCTATCGGGAGGGAAGCATGATCGTCTACGAATCTGGTCCCGTGAATGCCGATTTTGTTTTGGGCGAAATCGTCTATCAGTTCATCCTTCGCCGAGATCCCCCCAACGCCCCTGAGCAGCATCGCGCCAAGGTAGCAATCAAGCGCGAAAAGATGGGTTCTCTTCAAGTCAACGCCGTCCCGTTTTCTCCTTTCAAGGTGATGGTATGACCTGGAATTCCACCCTCAAGCGCACCGCGCCTCTAAAGGCGAAAGCTCCCATGGCTCGCTCCAAGGTTGAGCGCCGCGAAGGGCTGGGCCGGAAGGTGGAGGTCGTAATGGGCTTCTACCGCCCGCCCGGCCACAAGCTGCCGACCCTGCTGCGCAGTGAACAGCACCGACGCAATGTGGCCGCTCTGAACTGCGCCTGCTGTGGTCGCCACGGGCCGAGCCAGGCTGCACACGCCAACTTCACCAAAGGCATGGGACTGAAGGCCTGCGACAGCCTCACGTTCCCCCTTTGCCCTGAATGCCATCGTGATCTGGACCAGGGAGGGAAGTTGCTCAAGGAGGCTCGCCGCCACCGTGAGTGGGTGTACGTGGACGAGACTCGGGCTGAGTTGATGGCGCTGGGCCAGTGGACGCCGGAAATCGAACTGCATTACCGAAAGGCCATTGAGCCTATGGCCGGCTTGGCCAATCCCGACGAAGCAAAAGAAAAGGCCGCTGTGACGAGCGGCCCGGGTACTGCACTGATGGAGAAATTCTAATGGCACGGATCAGAACGATCAAGCCAGATTTTTGGACAGACGAGAAAGTCACGGAGTGCTCCATGAGCGCTCGCTTACTGTTCATTGGAATCTGGAACTTCGCGGACGACAACGGCAATCTTCAGCGCTCTGCGAAGAAGGTGAAGATGCAGGTGTTCCCTGCGGACGCGGTGGACTGTGAGCCACTGATTCAAGAACTGATCGCAAATGGAATGCTCATTGAGTATTCCGTGAGCGGCGATTTGTTCTTGCATATCAAGGGGTTCAAGAAGCATCAGGTAATCAATCGCCCTTCGAAATCCAACATTCCTCAGCCATCATTCAATGACGGCTCACTGAGTGATACGGGAATCGTCATTGACGGAAGGGAAGGGAAGGGAAAGGAAGAGGATAAAGACCCCCCTAACCCCCCTTCGCAGGGGGGTGACGAGGCGAATCCGCCTTCGGCTGACAAACCCAAGCGGGAACGCAAAGAGCGCTGCACGCTGAAAACCTTCATCGACCGTTGCCGACAGGCCGGCGAGACGGCCATCAGCAGCTACGAGCCCTTGCGCAAGTACGTGGACGGCGTTGGCCTGCCGATGGAATTCGTCCAGCTGGCGTGGGACGTTTTCAAGGCGGAGCATGGTCCGGAGGGTGTCCACGAGCGCCGGATGCAGGCCGACTGGCGCCGGCATTTTCTGAACTACGTCACTAAGGGTTACTACCGACTCTGGTACGCCGATGCCGCCAACGGCACGTATGCGCTGACCACGCAGGGCATTCAAGCTCAGCGACTGCATGCGCAGAAGGAGGCGGCATGAACGCGGCGCTTCGTCTCCCGGTGTACTCGGTCGACGCGGAGCAGGGGGTCTTGGGCGGCCTTCTGTTGGACAACGGGGCTTGGGATCGCCTGGGCGGTTTGCTGACCGCCGAGGACTTCTACCGCCATGACCACCGGCTGATCTTCGGCACCGCCTCGGCGCTGCTGAACGCCTCCAAGCCTGCTGACGTCCTGACGGTCCATGACGCCCTTCAATCGACCGGGCAAGGGGAAGAGGTTGGCGGTCTGGAGTACCTGAACGCCATCGCTCAGAGCGTGCCCAGCAGTGCCAACATCCGGCGTTATGCAGAAATCGTGCGAGAGCATCGCATACGGCGTGACCTGGCTTCGGTGGGGCAGCAGATTGCGGAATTGGCCAATGAGTCCGGCGAGTCTGCTGACCTGATTGAGCGTGCTACAGCGCTGACCGTGGCACTGGCCGATACCCGCGATACCGGTCAAGACCCTATGTCTATCGGGGAATTGCTCCCTGGTGTGCTGGATGCCCTTGAGGCGCGGATGGAGCACGGCGGTGCCGTCTCAGGACTTGCCACGGGATTCGAGGACCTGGACCGTCAGACCTGCGGCCTACAGGCCGGTGACTTGATCATCGTCGCGGGTCGGCCCTCGATGGGGAAAACGACCCTGGCCGTGAACATCGCGGAAAACGTCGCCATCGACGGCAAGGTGGCCTTTGTGGTCAGCCTGGAGATGTCATCCGGCCAGCTCGCGGAGCGAAGTGTGGCGCGGTTCGGGGAAATCGACACGCAGAAGCTGCGTACCGGGCGTCTGAATCAAGGCGACTTCACACGGTTGACCAGCGCCCTGAGCCGGCTAGAAGGCCAGCGCCTGGTTATTGCGGACGACCCCCGGCTGGCAAATGTAGCCCGTATCCGTCTGGCAGCCCGGAAGGTGCGCCAGCGCAACGGTCGCCTTGACCTGATCGTTATCGACTACCTCCAGCTCATGCAGGGGGAGGGCGGAAACCGCAACGAGGAACTGGGGGGAATCACCCGGGCCTTGAAGCTGCTGGCCCGGGAACTGGGATGTCCGATCATCCTGTTGTCCCAGCTGTCCCGCGAAGTCGAAAAGCGTACCGACAAACGTCCGCTGATGAGCGACCTGCGCGAATCCGGCGCCATCGAGCAAGACGCAGACGTGATCTTGATGGCCTACCGCGACGACTACTACGTCGAAGGAAGTCCATTCAAGGGCCTGGCCGAAATCCTGATCCGCAAGCAACGCATGGGCCCGCTGGGAGAAGTGTTCCTGACCTTCCAGGGCCAGCACTCCAGATTCCTGGACGCCGACGTGCAAGCCGTCGCGGAGGCGCGCAACGCCGTGCAGTTCAAACCAAAGCAGAAGTACAGCCAGTTGAGGGATTGATATGGCTACCAAGTACAGAAACAAGAAGACAACGCTGGACGGAGTCGAGTTCGACAGCAAACGAGAGGCAGCCCGCTATTCCCAGCTTCGCATGTTAGAGCGCGCCGGACAAATCCGAGACTTGTCGTTGCAGCCGAAATTCACGCTCATCGACAGCCAGCGCCGTGCGGATGGCAAGGCGGAGCGGCCGGTTATCTATATCGCGGACTTCATGTATTTCGAGGGCGACGCCTGCGTGGTCGAAGACGCCAAAGGCATGAAGACGCCGGACTACGTCATCAAACGCAAACTCATGCTGTCACGGCATGGCATCACTGTGAAAGAGGTCTGAAATGGCACTCCCGAGAAGCGTAGAGGATTCAAACAAGCAGATGCGTACCGCGGCTATCGAACGCTTGCGAACGGAGTTTGGGGTGCGGCTGAGCAAGCACAATCGTTGCTCTACGCGGATCGCCGATGCGATCCGACAAGTTGAGCCAGACCTAGATGCGGCCGATCCCATGCTGCTGATTCGTGCCTGGGTGGCAATCAAGCCTTCCGAGGTCGTTCCTGGGCGCCAGCTTCTGGAGACGGGCCGCACTTACACCCTTGACGCCCACATGCGACAAGCGGCTCAGCGGGCAAGCTATCAACCGCACCTGATCTCTATGAGCAGCAGCGTTTTCTACAACGCCGAGGTGGCAGGGTGACTGCGCTGCTGCCCAAGTGGGCCATGGGCGATCCGGCCATCGTTGCTGAGCGGCTGGAAGGAATAAAGCGCAAGCCGCCGCGATTGACCCGCCAAGAGGAAGCAAGGAAGGGCCTGGAGCAGCTATTCAGCGAGGATCACATGACGAAAGACGAAAGCGAACAACTGGAAGAACTGCTCATGACCTGGTACCACTGGGCCAAGGCGCATCGGGAGCATCTTGGGCATAGCCGTGTGGCGCCTGGATTCCATGGGGTGTCCGACCTAGATGCGTATGGTGACGATGACGAGACCGACGCGAAGTTGAACCGGTACGTGGCGGAACAGGTGGACGTATGCCTGAGTTCGCTGCCGGTTGAGCTGCGCGCCGCTGTCGGCATCCACGCCGGCAATCGGGCGGCTGGAGCTTGCGTCTTCAGCAACCCGCGCTTCACGCCGGAGCAGCAGCACCAGCGATACCAGGAGGCCAAGGCCAGGTTGTTGCCCATGTTGCGTAAGCGAGACATGATTAAGATGGTCGCGTGAGGGGTTGCATACCCTGTACGCGCTCACTAAGATCACTCCAAGTGGACGGCGCTCGTCCATAGGAATCGAAGCCTCGGCACCCGCCGGGGCTTTTTGCTTTGGGGACAAGAATGCTGGGGTACATGACCGAGCGGGCTGCCAAGGAAGACGGCTTCACGCACCATGGCAAGTACTACGGCATCCCGGTATGGATCGGTGATCCTTACGGCGAGTTCCGTGTGGCTACCAAATGGGCGCCGTTTGAATACCTGATGACGTTGGCTCATATGATTGAATGGTTCCTTCTGGATATGTTCTACCCAGATGATGAGCCTGCATTCCGCTTCGTCATCACCAAGCCGATACAGGCGGCCGTATGACGGGCCCGTCTCGGCAATGGTTGGAGATTGAGGGACAAGAGATCGTTGTTCTCTCCTACCCGTGTTCCTTGTGCGCAGAGCAGGTAGAAGGAATCAGGCGCGATTGGGATGAAGCTGGGCTGCCTGGCAAGCTGGTTGTTCTGACTGACGGTGCCAAGCTGAGTGTGCTGGGCCGGGACGAGCAACTGGACCGCATTGAATCTCTGCTGACCACGCTGGTTGAATCGCTGGCAGATGAAGGCGAAGAAGGCCAGCAGGAGTACACGCTAGATGGCGAGGCAGTAGGCGGTGAGCGGGACGATTCCCAGCCGCTATGAGTAGCCAACCCTGGAGCGCTTGGTACAAGACCTGGCGCTGGCAGAGGCTTAGGGAGCGTCATCTCAGGGCGAATCCCCTCTGTGTGATGTGCCAGGCAGAGGGAAGAGTGACAGAGGCAAAGGTGTGCGATCACATCGAGCCGCATAAGGGCGATCCAGAGAAGTTCTGGAACGGCCCCTTTCAGTCACTGTGCAAGGCACACCACGACTCAGACAAGCAGGCGCTCGAGAAGTCCGGGCGCAGGAAGGTGCAGATCGGGGTGGATGGCTACCCGATAGAGAGCTAAGAGTACTGAATGACGAAGCCCCTGACCGTTAGCGCGGTGCAGGGGCTTCTTGCTTTGAACCAACGATAGGAGTTGGCCTTGGCTGAGTTGGATTATAGGTGTCTGGGTTGCGCGGCTGCAATCTTTCCCAATCTGACCAAGACGGGAAAGGTGAGCAACCATCCACGGAAGTACTGCGGCGCTGAGTGCAAGCCCAAGCGTGAAAGGCAACGCACACCGCATAAGCCAAAGCTGGTCGTATGCCAGCACTGCTTCACTGAGAAGTACAGGCGTGTGCGTGGTGGTGCGAAGGACGCTGGGAAGTACTGCTCCCGGGCCTGCTCTTTCGCTAGAGCGTCTATGGTCTCCCGTGAGGTGACGGCCCTCAAGGCGCTTGGTGCAAGAGCAAGGAAGGCGGATAGGGTAGCTGCCGCGGCTAAGGCGAAGAGAGAAGCATGGCTCGCTACACGCCAGCGGGTATGTCCCGAATGCGGTACAGGGTTTGTCGCTGAGTTGCGCCAATCGGTGTGCAGCGATGAATGTCGGGAAGCGCGGGCGTCAAGGTCGAGAGCCAGGTACAAGCAGACAGAATCCTGGAAGAGGGCACGTCGGGCGGCCAAGAAGCGATACAAGACGGTACGCAGGGCTAGGGTAGCAATCCTAGCCGAGGCCATCGACCCAATCAAAGTGTTTGAAAGGGACAAGTGGAAGTGCCATCTGTGTGGAGAGAAGACGCCGCAAGGATTGCGAGGGACAAGCCAGATGCAGGCCCCTGAGCTTGACCACATCGTGACCCTTGCAGACGGCGGCTCTCACACATGGGGAAACGTCGCTTGTGCGTGTAGGCGCTGCAACCTGGCCAAAGGTGCACGCTCCCTGGGGCAGATAGGCCTGGGGCTGGGCGCATGACACTGGGGGGGTTGGTCCAAATCGGGGACGGGCTCGAAAACCAAGACCGGCCGCTCAACTTCCTTTTCATAAACACGTAGAAAAAAGCTCAAACGGATAGGCAACGAAATGGGAGCACGCGGAAGGAAGTCGGAGGCTGAAGTCCTGGCTCCTGCCCTAGTTGCGTCCATTTCGAGCGAGAAGCGCCTGACTGCGCCCGCGCACATCACGGACGCCGAGCGAGCGGTCTGGATGGAACTGGTTAATGACCAGCCCGCGTCCGCCTTCTCACCCACGCATATCCCCCTGCTGGAACAGTACTGTCGGCACATTGTCCAGGCCCGGTTGATCGCTGACGAGATCATGAATTTTGATCGCGCCTGTTTGGCCGATGATGACGGCCTGAAGCGCTATGACCGACTGCTGGCGATGCAGGAGAGGGAAGGGCGGGCGGCGTCTTCGCTGGCAACGCGTCTGCGCATTACGCGGCAAGCCGTGGTTCACCCGGAGACGGCTGGGCGCGGCGGGAACAAGGCGAAGGCTAGGAAACCTTGGGAACTGGTCGACGCCTGACGCGGGGTGACCGCAACATCGCGTGGATCGAGCAGTATTGCCGGATCCCAGAAGGCAAGCTGGTAGGCAAGCCCGTCAAGTTGACCAAGCACCAGCGTGGCTGGATCAAGCAGATCTACGACACGCCGACGCGGCTGTTCATCCTGAGCATGGCTCGGAAGAACGCCAAGACGGCGCTATCGGCGTTTCTCCTTCTCCTGCACTTGTGCGGGCCTGAGGCAAAGCCGAACAGTCAGCTTTACAGCGCGGCGCAGTCCCGGGAACAGGCGGCCATCCTGTTTGCCCTGGCGGCCAAGGTTGTGCGGATGTCGCCGGATCTGTCGGAATACGTGCTGATCCGAGACACGGCCAAGCAGTTGTTTTGCACGGAGATGGGGACGTTGTACCGGGCGCTGTCGGCCGAAGCCAGCACTGCCTACGGGCTGAGCCCGGCCTTCACTATTCACGACGAGCTGGGCCAGGTGCGCGGGCCGCGGTTCGAGCTGTATGAGGCGCTGGAGACGGCGAGCGCGGCGCAGGACTCGCCGTTGTCCATCGTAATCAGCACGCAGGCGCCCACCGACGCGGACTTGCTTAGTCTGCTGATTGACGACGCTCTCACGGGCGCGGACCCGCGGCAGAAGGTTGTACTGCATACGGCGCCGATGGACCTGGAGCCGTTTTCGGATGAAGCGATCAGAGCGGCGAACCCGCATTTTGACGACTTCATGAATCAGGACGAGGTACGGCGCCAGGCGGCAGACGCCAAGCGCATGCCTAGCCGGGAGAACTCATACCGGAACCTGATCCTGAATCAGCGGGTGGAGGCGCATAACCCGTTTGTATCCAGAGCGATCTGGGAAGAGAACGGCGCGCAGCCGGAGCGGCTGGAGGGGAAGACGGTGTACGGCGGGCTGGACTTGTCCAGCGTGTCGGACTTGACGGCCCTGGTGCTGGTGTCGGAAGAGGGCGACGTCCACCCGCGATTCTGGCTTCCGGAGGAAGGGCTAGCGGAGAAGTCCCGCAACGACCGGGTGCCATACGACGTGTGGGCCGATCAGGGGCTGCTGCTGACAACGCCAGGCCGGGCGATTGAATACGAATTCATCGCTCACGAGCTGCGCAAGGTGTTCGACACCTGCAACATTGTGGCGCTGGCGTTTGACCGCGCCATGATGCGATTCCTGAAGCCCTGGCTCACACGGGTCGGGTTTACCGAAGACGAGCTGGCGAAGTTCGTCGAGTTTGGGCAGGGCTTCATGTCGATGAGCCCGGCGCTACGCGAGCTGGAAGCCAGGCTGCTGGGAGCAAAGCTGAAGCACGGCGAACACCCGGTGCTGACGATGTGCGCGATGAACGCCGCCGTCGTCCAGGATCCGGCAGGAAATCGGAAGTTCACGAAGGCGAAATCGTCTGGCCGGATTGACGGCATGGTTTCGCTGGCGATGGCCGTGGCGGCTATGCCTCAAGAGCAGGCGCCAACCCGACGACTTATTTTGGCAACGGCAGGCTGACATGTGCCAAGGCTGCATCAACCGGCAACGGAAACTGGTCGCGTGGCTGTGCAGGCGCGGCATGACAAGGATGTGCGAGAAGGCTCAAGCCAGGCTCGCAAAAATGGAAGCGAGTCAGAAATGAACAATCAACGTGCATACGCCGCATTCGAGGTGAAGGCATTGGATTCGTCCAAGCGCACCTTCAAAGGCTGGGCGACGACGCCGGCCGTTGACCGAGTGGGCGACATCATCAACCCGCTCGGGGCCAAGTTCAAGAATCCGCTTCCTCTGCTGCACCAGCATCGGCATGACATGCCAATCGGCCTGGTCCGCTTCGACACTCCAACCGCTAAGGGCATCGAGTTCGAAGCTGAGATCCCGACCATCGACGAACCGGGCTCTCTGAAGGATCGGCTTGACACCGCGTGGGGAGAGATCCAGCACGGGTTGGTTCGGGCTGTCAGCATTGGCTTTCGTCCGCTGAAGTACGCCTACAAGGAAGACGGAGGTATCGATTTCCAGGAAGTCGAGATCTACGAGCTTTCGAGCGTATCCATTCCAGCAAATGCCGCGGCGATCATCAATGCAGTCAAGTCGATGGATGGACGTCCACTCTCATTCGAAGCAATCAACGTGATCAAGTCTTTGGACTTTGCATCTCGTAAATCAGGCCCGGTCCAGCTCGTCACCGCTGCTCGGCCCCAACCGAATCTCAACGGGGCCGTTCGGCTGAGCCGCCCCTAGCTTTCCGATCCGCCGCCTGCCGTTGAACGTAGGCCGCACAGATCAAACCCATACGCAACCGCCCTCGAGGCGGTTTTTTCATTTCTGAAAGGAATTCGTCATGAAGACGTTTGCTGAACAAGTCGCGGCGCTGAAGGCGACCCGCCAAGAGAAGGACGCCGCCATGCGTGCGGTGGCCCAGAAGTCGGTCGACGAAGGTCGCTCGATGGACGAGGGCGAATCGGAACAGTTCGACACGCTGCAGAGCGAAATCAAGCGCCTGGACGCCGATATCGGCCGTCTGTCGCTGCTCGCACAGACGGATGCGGCCTCCGCAACGCCCGTTACCGCACAAGCCAAGGCGGCCGCTCCTGCCGCTGGTGGTTCCATGCCCGTTCAGGTCAAGAACACCGAGAAGTTGGAACCGGGCATCGGTTTTGCCCGTGTGGCCCGCGTGAAGGCGCTGGCCCACATCGAGCACATGGACCCGGCCCAGATCGCCAAGTCGATCTATCCGGACGACGAGGCCCTGGTCAAGTCGTTCACGAAGGCCGCGGTTCCCGCCGCCAACAGTGGCAATGCCACCTGGGCGGGCAACCTCATCCTCGAAGGTGGCGGCTACTTCGCCGACTTCGTGGAATACCTGCGCGCCCGTTCGGTGGTCGGCCAGATCAGCGATCGCCTGCGCCGCCTGCCGTTCGACACCCCCGTGATAATCCAGGGTTCGGCCGGCGCGGCAAAGTGGACCGCTGAAGGTGCTGCCAAGCCCCTGACGCAGTGGACCTACACGAAGACCAAGCTGGAGCCCCTGAAGGTCGCCGCAATCGCCGCGGCCACGAAGGAGCTGCTGAACCGGGCTTCGGTGGCCGCTGACGCGCTGATCCGTGACGAACTGGCCCGCTCGGTCAATGCCGCAATCGACGGCACGTTCGTGAGCGCCTCGGCCGCCGTGGCCGGTTCCACCCCGGCCGGCATCCGTAACGGCGTGACGCCCCTGACTCTGACTGGTGACGGCAGCGTCGAAGGCATCCGTTGCGACGCCGCCGCTATGCTGAAGGAGCTGGTCGGCGACAACCTGAGCGTGGCTGGTGCTTTCTGGGTCATGCCCGAAACCGTCGCCATCGACCTGTCGTCGGCGGTCAACGCCATGGGCGCCCCGGCATTCCCGGGCGTCACCCCCACGGGCGGTACCTTCATGGGCCTGCCGGTCTTCACGTCTCAGTACATCCCGACCGATTCGAGCGGTTCGGTGGTGATGCTGATCAAGGGCGACGAGATCTTCATCGGTGACGAAGGCGGTGTGCAGGTGTCGATGTCCGACCAGGCTTCCCTGGTGATGGACGATGCGCCGACCATGAACAGCACCACGCCCACCGCAGCGCAAGTGGTGTCGATGTTCCAGACCAACAGCGTGGCCTTTCTGGTCGAACGCTTCATCAACTTCGCCAAGCGCCGCCCGCAAGCGGTCGTCTGGGCGAACGCGAACTGGAACCCCTGCGCCTAATCAGCCGTCAGGTTCAAGGGGCTTCCGAAGGGAGGCCCCTTCTGCAAGACGAAAGGACTGACATGCAAAAAGTGACCTTCACCTACAAAAACGGGCGTGAACGGATGCTGTCTGCGCGGGATGCCGAACTGCTGCAGCGTCTGGGAAAGGGCACCTACCTGACCAGAGATATGGCGGCGGCTCGTCCTGTGGTCGTTGAGGTTTCTGCTGCCTCGAACGAGGTCGTCGACCTGGACGCCCTGGACGGTGAAGCGCTCCACGCGCTTGCCCGCGAGCGAGGCGTTAAGGTGCATCACAAGGCCGGCGCGGACAAGGTGCGCGCAGCCCTGCGTGAGGCCACCGAGTGAAGATTCTCGGGTTCACCTTCGGGCGTCAGAAGGCGATGGAGACCGTTGGCGGAACGTGGCGCAATGCGTGGCGGATCATCAGCGAGCCTTTCGCGGGAGCTTGGCAGCGCAATATTGAGGAAAAGCAGGGTGATCTGGTCACATATCCGACGTTGTATGCATGCATTTACCGTATCTCGTCGGATATTGGCAAGTTGCCGTTCTCCTTGCGCAGTCGTGACGCTAACGGGGTGTGGACGGAGGTATCCAATCCCGCATATGACCCGGTGCTACGCAAACCAAACGGATTTCAGACGCCGGCACAGTTCCGCGAGTATTGGATCATCACCAAGCTGATCCAAGGGAACGCCTACATTCTGAAGCGCCGGGACGGTCGCGGAGTGGTGACGGAACTGTATGTACTGGATCCTGAGCGCGTTTTGCCGATGGTTTCCGATTCGGGCGCGGTGTTCTACCAGTTGCAGACTGACAAACTGAACACCTTGCCGGAAGGCTACCCGGCCGAGAATCTGGTTGTTCCTGCCAGTGAGATCATTCACGACCGCTGCATGACGGTTCACCACCCTCTGATCGGTGTCCCGCCTCTCGCCGCGGCTCATTGGCCAGCGCTGAAGAATATGAAGATCATGCGCTCGGCGACCGAGTTCTTCGCAAACAACGCGCAGCCTGGCGGCCTCTTGACTGCTCCGGCCGGCATGTCCGAAGACGACGCAAAGGCCGTACAGGACTACTGGAACAAGGAATTCTCGGAAGGGAAGTCCGGCAAGGTGGCCATCATCGGCGCCGACATGAAGTTCACTCCGTTCGCCATGAAGAGCATCGACGCCCAGATGATTGAGCAGATGCGCTACAGCGACGAGCAAATCTGCCAGCCGTTCGGGATTCCGCCGTTCAAGGTTGGGATTGGAACCATCCCCTCCGGCCTTGGCGTCGACGGCGTGAACCTTATGTACTACAGCGATGCGCTGCAGGCTCCCATTCAGCACATGGAAGATCTGCTAGACGATGGCCTGAAGGTTACTCGCCCGTTGGGTATTGAGCTGGATACGGAGCCTCTATTGCGGATGGACGAGGCCAAGAAGGCTGAGATCAACACGAAGCTGGTCGGCGGAATGATCAAGACGCCTGACGAGGGCCGCCGCCCGTTCAACCTGGCGCCGACTGCTGGCGGCGACACGCTGTGGGGTCAAAACCAAGACTACCCGCTGGGCATGCTGGCCGACCGTAAAGAGTGGGATCCCGCCATGCAACCTGCGGCTACTCCAGCCCCTACACCAGAGCCGGATCCTGATTTAGAAGAATTGCGCGCCTTTGCAGGTACCCACAAGGCTATCGCCGCAATGAAGAAAGCCCTGGAGCCTACCTATGTCGTTTGACCCTGAACTGTTCGGCCAAGCCATGGGAGACGCGATCATCAAGGCCGTGCAGCCGCTCAAGGACGAGATAGCGCGCTTGAAAGCCCAACTCGCCGAGCTTCCGCAACCCCTGGCCGGCAAAGACGGCACCGATGGCCGCGACGGCAAGGATTGCGACATGGAGGCCGTCAAGAAGATGATTGACGAGGCCGTGAAATCCATCCCGGTCGTGCATGGCAAGGACGGGATTGACGGGAAGGACGGCGAGCGCGGCGAGAAGGGTGAGAACGGAAAGAATGGCGCGGACGGCGTTGGGATGGCGGGAGCCATGATCGACCGCGAAGGATCGTTACTACTCACGATGAGCAACGGCGAAGTCAAGAACCTCGGCCCAGTGGTCGGGTCCGACGGGCGCGACGGCCGTGACGGCAAGGACGGGGCAGATGGTATCGGATTGGACGCCTTCGAGCTGGAATACCTGGACGAAACTCACGAGGTGCGGATCAAGGCTTCCTGCGCCGGCCGAGTGAAGGAGATTCGCTATCCTGCCGGAGGTATCCGACCTGGTGGCTACTGGCGGGAAGGCACGAAGGCGAAGGCGGGCGAGGCGTGGGTACATGATGGTTCGCTGTGGATCGCCAAGAAGGACACGCCTGCCAAACCTGAAACGGCTGGTGAAGACTGGGTAATAGCCGCTCGTAAGGGGCGGGATGGTGAGCGTGGCCCGAAAGGCAAGGACGCAACGCCTGAGGCCCCTATCAAGCTGAAGGATCAGGCATGAGCCTCGTTAGCATCGAGGAAGCTCGGATGCATCTGCGGGTTGATTCGTCGGATGACGATCCGTGGTTTGTTACGTGGATTCCTGCGGTCGAGAGCGCGGTATTTACTTGGCTGAAGGACTCGTGGCGCGCCTATGAGCCGTCCGGCGACGTCGACAGCGCCGGTAATCCAATCCCGGCCGAGGACTCCAACGGCGATCCGATTCCTAGCTATGCGGTGAAGGCCGCGGTTCTGGTGGAACTCGCCCAGCAGTATCGATATCGGGATGGCTCGGATGCGGGTGCAGTCCCGGCGCATTGGGGGCATGGCTATGTTCTGGGCGCTGGGGCAACCAGCCTCCTGTCGGGTCTGCGCAAGAGTACGGTTCGATGAGTCTGGAAGCTGGCCGCCTGCGCCACCGAGTCTCGATTGAGCGCATCGAGCGTACCCAAGATCCGGTTACTGGCGCAATTGCTGAGACGTGGACGGAAATTGCCAAGGTCTGGGCGGCCGTAGAACCCTTGTCCGCTCGTGAGTTTGTGCAGTCGGCGGCGGGCCAGTCGGAGGTGACGGCGCGGATCGTGATGCGCGCTCGAGACATCCTGGCCACTGATCGCATCATCCACCGTGGCACGGTCTACAACATCCGCGGCGTTCTTGCCGACAAGGATAGCGGTCTGGAATACATCACCCTGCCGGTCGGGACCGGCGTGAACGAGGGCTGAATTGGAGTTTGTGTTGTTGGCCCCGGGTCCGAGCATGAGCCGTGACCTGGCCGAATCCATGCGCGGTGAGCGCGTCGGGGTGGTCAGCAATGTGTTCGAGCTGGCCCCGTGGGCTGACTTCCTGGCCGCGAATGACCGGGCTTGGTGGCGGGCCTACCCAGAGGCGATGAGCTTTGCGGGGCGCAGGTTTTCGAGCAGTGAGTTTCCTGGCGTGGAGCGCTGCCGCCCTGGCAACACACAGTGGGCGAGCGGTGTCCTTGCGCTGCAGGTGGCCGTGAACCTTGGCGCTACCCGGATTCGGCTGTACGGATTCGACATGCATGGATCGCATTACTTCGGTGAATACACCAACGGTCTGGTCAATACGAAGCCACATCGGCGAGCGGTACACCTGCAGCAGTTCCGGGATTGGGCTCGGGTGAATCCGAGCGTCGATGTTGTGAACTGTACGCCCGGGTCGGCGTTGGACTGCTTCCCAATGGAGGCAGCTTGATAGTACGGGGTATGAAGGGGCTGGGGGACAACATCTACCAGCGGGCCTTTGTGAAGCGGTTGCAGGAGCCGGTTTACTTGGAAACTCCCTGGCCTGAGCTGTACGAAGACCTACCAGGGGTGAAGTTCGTTAAGGCTGAGACGTCGCTAAGGACGCAGGCCAAGAACATGGCGCTGCAGCAGGAATCTCGCTGGGAGAAGCCGCCCCGGGAATCGGTGGTAACGGTGCAGTACGGCACGGCTGGGATTGTGACCGGGATGCGTCGATGCTTCGGCGTGGCGCCTGGGTCGTTTGACCTGCCAGATTTCGGACCTTCGCCGGTATCTGGACGGTACATCGTAGTTCGGCCGGCGACTGTGCGGGCAGAGTGGGTAGCAGAAGCGCGCAACCCGCTGACCATGTACATCGCTGAAGCCGCCGAGACTGCGCGAGCAGCAGGCTACCGGATGATCTCGGTGGCGGATCTGGAGGGGGGTAAGGAGTGGGCGGTGGGGAAGCTACCGCCCGCGGACGAGGTCTATCACGCTGGCGAGTTCAATGTGCGCCAGCTTATGGCCCTGGTTCGTAATGCCCAAGCGGTGATAGGCGGAATCGGCTGGATGTTGCCGGCCTCCATAGCGCTGAAGGTTCCCGCGTGGGTCATATGCGGAGGGCAGGGCGGATTCAACGCCCCGGAACTGATCACAGACGAGAAATACATGGACCTGAGCCGAATTCGGTTCGCGGTCCCGGACAACTTTTGCCGTTGCCGGCATAAACAGCACAACTGCGACAAGCGAATCAAGAACCATGCGAGTGACTTTGCCGACTGGCTACGAAGACTCCCTGATCTGGTGGCCTGAGCGTGGCATGGGGTTTCATCCCCGGCCAGCAATGGACTACACCACGAGCTACTGGGAGGAGTTCCGACAGCGGGACGCATCCCCGATGGGGGAGCTGCTGACCGCATCGCGCCTGGCGCTGGTTCGTCGGCACTATGCCGGCCAGGTCGTTGATATCGGCATTGGCGGTGGACGCTTTGTCGAGTATGCAGCCGCACAGGGCTACGACGTCAATGCCGAAGCCAACGAATGGCTGCGCCAGCGGGACGCCTTTTGCGATCCCTATGCTCGTCCGGTTGACGCCATCACGTGCTGGGACAGCCTGGAGCATATTCCGGATCCGGGAGCGCTGCTCGCGCAGGTCCGGGAATGGGCGTTCGTCTCCATCCCGATCTTCGAAGAAGGCGACGGCGTGCCTGGCAGCCGGCACTATAAGCCGGGTGAGCATATCTGGTACTTCAGTCATCGCGGCCTGGTGGATTGGATGAAGGCGCAAGGCTTTGCCTGCATGGAACACAACGAAGCTGAAACCGAGCTGGGCCGTGAAGGTATCCGCAGCTATGCGTTTATGAGGATCGCATGAAGGTCGATGTCAAGCTTTCCGGTGTCGATGGCGTAATCGACCTGTTAAAGAGCTTGCCGCCGGAGATCGTCTCCAAGCGTGGAGGTCCGGTAAAGCTGGCGTTGGCCAAGGGCGCTCGCTTGATCCGTGACGAGGCAAAGAAGAACTTGCGGCGCGCCATAGCGATGCATGGCGACGAGTCGACAGGGTTGCTCGAGAAGAACGTCATTTCCAGCCGCGGCAAGCCGCCCAGCACCGGTAAGGGTGAGCGGTATCTGGTTCGGGTTCGTCGCAAGACTTACCCGGGGAAGAAGGGCAAGCCAGTGACCACCCGAGCAACCGCCAGTTTCATGGAGTACGGGACGGAAGATCAGCCCGCTACGCCTTGGCTGAGACCCGCGGTGCGCCAGCATGGTGAAGCTGCTATCAACACGATCACGCAAGACCTGACCAAGCGCATTGACAAGGTGGTCGCCGACATGGGCGCCAAGAACCGGAACAAGTGATGCTGCCTGCCGTCCTTCAGACCCTTCAGACGCCCGCCGTCCTGGCGATTGTGGGTAGCGATCCTGCGCGGATATTCCGCCATGGTGTAGCACCGCAGGACACTGCAAAGCCGTATGTGACGTGGTTCGAGGTCGCCGGCCAACCCTATGACCAGTTGAGCGGCACACCGTGCGGCGACTTTGACAGTGTGCAGATTGACTGCTGGTCGATGTCCGACCTGCAGGTGGAGCAGCTTGCCGTGGCAGTCCGTAATGCCGTGGACATGGCCGGAATTGCCAATCGCATCGTCGTGAACCTTCGGGATCCCGATACCAAGCTGTACAGGATTGGCCTAGAGGCCGACTTCATCAACTCCCGCTAACCCGTTCCCCTAGTTTTGCCTTGCCCGCCTCGAGCGGGCTTTTTCTTTTGGAGCCCGCAATGACCGCTGGAATCGTTAAAACCCAAGGTACCGAGCTGTACTTCAAGACTGTCGGCTCGACGCCCACGCTGGTGAAAATGGCTTGCCCGACCGGTATCACCGGCCTGGGTGGCGCTGCTGACCAAGTCGAAACCACCTGTCTGGACACCCAGGACGACAAGGAATACACCGGCGGCCTGGGCAATCCTGGCCAGGTGTCTGTGCCGTTCAACTTCATCCCGACGAACGCCTCGCATCAAGACCTTTTCGATCTGAAAGCTGGGCGTGACGTGCTGGATTGGATCATTCTGCTGTCGGACGGTACTGCCGCTCCGGTGCTGGATTCGAACGACGATATCGAGGCGCCGGACGGCCGCACCAGCATCAAGTTCCAAGGTTATATCGCCGATCTGAACCTGGACATCGCCAACAATGAAATCGTGCGCGGAACGCTGACCATTCAGCGCTCCGGCCCCGTCATCTTGACCCCGAAGGCCTAAGCATGATCGATCAGTCGTTTTTCGCTTCGGATGCGGTTCAGGAAAAGGAAGTCGGTCTGGGCGACGGGAAGATGCACAAGTTGCATTTCCGCGAGTACAGCGGCGCAGCGTTCAATGCATACGCCCATGCCGTCCGGTCGGATGACCTGGCGGTGAAGGGCGGGGCGATGGCGATTCTCATCGCCGATTCGCTCTGCAATGAAAAGGGTGAGCGTCAATTGACGGTAGCGCAGGCGTCAAACCTCAAGCCCCAGGCAATGCAAGCTATTTTCCGGGCCGTCCTGGAGGCGAACCAGGTAGGCCAGGACGACGCGGGAAACACGTAAAGGCTGGCAGCGATGACTGGCTATGGGCCGTCCTGGCGCTCCGCCTGGGCGGCCGCACCATCCAGGAATTGCGGCTGGCCATGACCCAGCGGGAGTTCGAATTTTGGAAGGCATTCTATGAGCGCTATCCGTTTGACGACCTCCACATGTTCCACCGGCCAGCAGCGCTGATCTCGCAAAGCATGGCCGGTGGAGACATGGCCCAAAAGATCGAATGGCTCTCGAGCCCCATTGTTCGTGACCTTTCTGACGCAGACCTTCGTACGCTAAAGGCGTTCGGACTTAAACCCCAAGGATAGATAGATGGCAACCGCAGGAAGCATAGTTGTTGACTTGCTGCTCCGCACGGGTTCGTTCGAAACGGATGCTCAGCGTGCGTCCAAGATCTCCGAAAAGCGCTTCAAGGAGATTGAGAAACAAGCCAAGGAGACGGCTAGCTCGGTAAGCAGCGCATTTGCAGGCCTTCTCAGCGGCGCACTCTTGGGGGTTGGCGTTGGTACCGTTTTCGGCAAGTTCGTCGAGGAAACGAAGAACGCCCAGAATGAACAGGCCCAGCTCGCGGCCGTCCTGAAATCGACGGGGAACGCCGCCGGATTCACTATCGCGGAACTTAACAAGATGGCCAGCGGCATGGCCGGTTTCGTCAGCGAAGGCGACATTAACCGGGCTCAGACCCGGCTGCTGTCCTATACGGGCGTGGTCGGCGAGGAGTTCCCGCGGGCGCTCCAAGCTGCTATCGATATGTCGGTTCGCCTGGGGATGACGGTCGAGCAATCTGCCGAAACGGTCGGTAAGGCACTGGACATTCCTAGCAAGGGGCTTACTGCTCTATCCAAGCAAGGGTTCCGGTTCACCGAAGACCAGAAGAAGCTGGTCGAGTCGCTGGAAGCCACCGGACGAGTTGCTGAGGCCCAGGACGTAGTTCTGAAGGCGCTGGAAGCTTCTTACGGTGGCGCGGCTGAAGCGGCCCGGAATACCCTGGGCGGAGCACTTCAGGCGTTGCAGAACCAGATTGACGACCTGATGACCGGTGATGACGGGAGCGTCAACGGGCTGACCGTTAGCGTGAACGCCCTCACGGACACTCTCGCTTCAGACGAAACAAAAGCTTCTTTTGCTGCCTTTGTGGGTCTATTGGCAGAATTGGCCAGGCAGGTGGTAACGACTGCGAACGTCATTAATTCGACGTCGTTTGTCGGGTGGCTTCAGGTCTCTGGGGCGGAGCAAGACAATGCCGACAAGGCAATTGCTGACCTGGATGAGAAGCTGGGCCGCCTTAGGGAAATGAGAAAAAACCTGGATCCCGAGGCCTCGTTCACGAATCGTGTGAACGACATTCTTTACGGAGACGTTGGGGACCTTGATCGACAAATCGCGGCAGCCGAGAAGAAGCGCGAGGCCCTCATGGTTTATATGCGCAGCGCCCCGAATCCATATGCGGGCGTTGGTGAGACTGGTGGCCCGACTCAGACGTTGGAGCCTATCCGTGCCACGGCGTCCTCTCCAGCGGAGAAGAACGCAAAGGAAAAGGTCGACCAGGGGCAGAAGCTGATCGATCAGATGAATCAGCGTATAGCGCTGATTGGCAAGGAAACAGAGTACGAGAAGCTTCTTGAGCAGGTACGCATCGGATCTGTCACGTTCAAGACCCAAGCGCAGCAAGATGAAGCTCTAGCGTCTGCTCAGACGCTAGACTTCATAGCTGAGCAAACGAAAGCCTATGAGGAAAACAAAAAGCAGGCGGCTGAACTGTCAAGACTGATCGGCGACCTGTATCCAGACCAGGCTCGGACAGATCAATATCTGCTGAAGCTTTCGTTGTTAACAGAAGGGCTCGATAACGGCGCGCTGTCGGCCGAGCGTTACGCCGACGCCGTGCAGAGACTGGAAGAGAGATTTGGCAGCACGACGGACGATATGACCGTCTTCGCTGAGCAGGCAGCTAGGGACATTCAATCTCAGTTAGGCAACGGACTCTACAACGCGATCAAGGGCAACTTCGACAGTATCGGTTCGGCATTTGCCGACATGCTCGCTAGGATGGGGGCTGATTTGGCTGCATCGCAGATCAATAAGTTGCTCCTGGGAAACTTCGGGAGTTCGGGGGAGCTGGGTGGTTTGCTTGGGGGTGTCCTAGGAGGGATATTTGGTGGAGGCGCTGGATCTGGCCCTCTGGCTACTGCCTCCCAAGTAGGTGCTGCGGGAGACGGGTTGATGTTCTTTGCAGAGGGTGGATACACCGGCCCAGGAGGTAAGTACGATCCAGCCGGCTTAGTCCACGCGGGTGAGTATGTCATTCCGGCCGATGCTACACGACGCCTAGGCGTTGGATTCCTTGATCGTCTGCGAGGCTACGCAGAGGGCGGCTATGTAGGGGGAGATGGGCTGCCCAGTGTTGTTCCGGGAAGACCTATGCAGGTCCAGATTGAATCGCATGGCGTCGATATTGAGGTGGTTGAGGCCAGGGAGCAGCGGATGCGAATCGTTGCGCGGCAGGAGATTGAGGACGGAACGCCAAAGATCATGGCGAGAGAGCAGGCCAATGCGAACTCACGCTTCTCTCGTCAGCAAGCGCGAAGCACAAGCATACAGCGACGCCGATGAGCTATTCGATACTTCCCTTTAAGCCGACCCAGGCTGGATTCTCCGCGGCCTATGGTGACGGCATACAGCGGATAGCGCTAGACGGGGGATCAGGCCGCTATCGAGCGACGGTGTCTGAAAACTCGCACTCCGTCAACGCACAGTGGGTATTGGTGGGCGCTGACTATGATGCATTTGTCGGATTTGTCCGTGGATACAAGAGGGCGGGCGCGAAAGCCTTCAAAGTCGGGCTGTCAATAGATGGATCAGAACTAGCCGAGTATATGGCCAATTTCATCCCCGGGTCGCCACGATTGGTGTCTCGAATTGGTCGAGTTTTTACTGTTGCGGCCACGTTGGAGGTGCAGGCCCTGGCGCAGTTCGAGGATGCAGAGACAGATCCCTACGCGACGGCCTATGAGCTCCTACCGTACTACGGCTCCTTCGCAGCGATTCAAGACATGATGAATCGGCTTGAGAAACTGGTTAACAGGGATTGGCCCCATGCCTGACGTCGACAGCCGCTATTTGGACTTCTTCCTTGCCGGCGACAGCGGTGTCGCGGAGATCCACACCTTGGAAATCTCGCAGCCCAGCTTTTCGCAAGTGTGGAGGCTGCAATGCCACTACCGCAAGGGCCTGACGACGAAACTGGAGTCCGGCCAGGAGGTCGATTGGATCTACCTGCCGATGCGCCTGCGGCCGCTTGAGGAGCGCGGGAATCTAGATTTTGGGCTATCCGTCACCCTGGGCGACACCGGCGACATCCTCCCGGATGAGATCCAGCGCGCGCGGGAAGCCGGGACCTTGCGCGCCTCGCCGCCCCGAGTTGTGTACCGAATCTACCGTTCCGACGACCTGGACCACCCGATGTACGGCCCTATCACCCTGGAGGCTAGGGAGATCGGACGCACGCGGGAGGGAGCGCAGTTCAATGCCCTCGCGCCGGAGCTCAACGTCAGCAAGACCGGTGAGCAATACAGCACGGATCGGTTCGAGGCACTGCTGGGGCTGCTGTGATTGACGACCTGCTGGAGCGCCAGTACGACCGGAAGGCATACAACTGCCTTCACTTCGCCGCGGAAGTGTGGGAGCGGCTGACGGGTGATGCGGCATTGCGGTCGGTGCGGGAGGAGGACTTCCGGGCAGGTGGCATGGCGGCCGTCTTCAGGCGCTATCGGCGCGTTCCCGGGCCTACTGCCGAGCCGTCTGTGGTCCTGATGGTGACGCTGTCAGGGGAGGCGCATATCGGCGTGTGCTGGCGCCGGCGGCTCCTGCACATCAACGAAATCGGGCCGCAGTTCCTGCCGTTCGATGCGGTGCTCTACAGAAACATGAGGTTTTGGGTATGACACGGGTGTGCCTGTATCGAGCGCCTGACGAGCGGTGCGAAGAGTTTGACGTTGATGATGTCCTCGCCTTCCTGGTGGAACAGTTCGGGCCGAGATTCCCGGCCGGCGGCCGCATCATGGATCTTTCGTCCGGGGCGATCGTTACTCCGCGCACGCCTGAAGCGGTGCTTCAGCTGCAGCAGGCAGCAGGCCCACTGCTGGTCGAGGTTTTTCCCCGCGGGTTCATCTCTCTCGGGGCGGTCCTCACTGCGCTGGCAGTGTCGACGGCCAGCATCATCCTGTCGTCGATCTTCGCCCAGGACCCGCCGACCGCCACGCAGCGCAACGTCCAGCAGGAAAGCCCCAACAACGGGCTCTCGGAGCGCACCAACCGGGCGCGGGTCAATGGCCGGATTCCAGACGTCTATGGAAAGGTGCGGTCTACCCCGGATCTCCTGGCGGCACCCTACAAGGTGTTTGAGAACCATGTGGAGAAGGAAGTCGCGTACATGTGCGTGGGCCGTGGCGCCTATGACGTCCAAGACATTCGGGACGATACGACATTGGCTTCCGAGGTCCCTGGCATGTCGGTCGAGGTCTTTGGGCCGAACACCTCGCCCAACAGCGGGGACGCTCCTCAGCTGCGGATCGGCAATCCAATCGGCTTGCCTGTTCTGAATGTGAAGCGCTGCAACAGCGTCAACGGCCAGGTCCTTCAGCCGCAGGATGTTGGGCAGGTCGTGCGCCGCGGCATGGTGTTCTCTTCGCCGAACGTGATCACGTCGCAGGACGAGGACGTGGACTTCTCGGAGTTCTTCGTGCCTGGCGATGTTGTGTCGATCTCTGGTGCGACGCAGTACGCAGGGGCCTACACCTACACGATCACGATCCCGCCTGGGGCGCTGATCGTCCTGGAGGGGTCGACGAGTGGAAGCATCAGATTCTTCGGTGACCATAGGGCCAACTGGGCCGCTGGGCAGATGGTCACCGTATCGAACGGTACGGTGACCTGGGACGCCGCGGGCGCCGTCGGGAATACCAACATAAACGGGACTTACCCGATAACCGGGGTGGGCTACTCGTCGTCGGAAGACCGCACAATTCTGCACCTGGACACTTCCGCCAACTCGACGGCGTGGGCCCTGATTGGCGGGTCACCAGACGGTTCCGCCGGCGGCGGGCCGACGCTCACACGGCCTTCCGACCAGGTGCAGTTCGACCTCTCCGGCACCTACACAATCAACACAGTGACCTCCAGCAGCCTGACGCTCAATGATGCGGTTGTGGTGAACCCGCAGTGGCAAGTGCTGGCAGACCAATACGGCGGGGTGTCGAAGGTTCTCTACCCAGTGATAACGACGACTGGCGAGCGCTGGGTTGGCTGGTTCACGGTCGAGGGCGTGAAGCCTATCACGCGCCTCATCGTCAATCTGGTGGCCTTGAACGGCCTTTATAAGGACAACGGGCGTCAGCAGTACCGGACCAATGTCGCCGTGGTCCTGGAGGCCGTGCCGCTTAATGCCGCCGGGGATGAGATCGGGCCGGTGCAGAGCTGGTCCGGTACGGTGGTTGGTTCGGCGAGTACGCGGGCGACGCGGGCATTGACCCTAGACGTTCCCCTCGCCATGGCCTCACGCAAGATCCGGGTGAGAGCTCGGCGCGTGAGCCCGAGCGACACGGCGTTCGAGGGGTCGGTCGTGGACGAAGTGAAGTGGCGCGATCTCTACGCTTGCGCATCTGTCGCCGCCACGCACTTCGGCGATGTGACAACGGTGCACGCGGTAACGTTGGCCACGGACGGGGCGCTGGCGGTGAAAGAACGCAAGCTCAACATGCTTGTGACGCGCAAGCTGCCTCGGCGCGAGGATGACGGGTCATTCTCGACGGCCTTGTACCCGACGACGAATGTCGCCGACATCCTTTCGGCCATCTGCCTGGATCCGAAGATCGGAAACCGGGGGCCATCGGAAGTGGACTTCGACAACCTCTACCAGACCGCACAGGAGATCCGGGATTACTTCGGTGTAGACGTCGCGCAATTCAATTACACGATCGACAAAGACAACCTTTCATTCGAAGAGATCGTCTCCATGGTCGCGGAGGCGATTTTCTGCAAGGCCTATCGGCGCGGCAGTGTCATCCGGCTCTTCTTCGAGCGGGAGACGGATGATTCGGCGCTCCTGTTCAACCACCGGAACAAGCTGCCCGGTAGCGAGAACAGGACCGACCAGATAGTGTCGGAGGAGCGATACGACGGTGTCGAGTACCAGTGGATAGATCCGGAGACCGATGCGATGGCCTACATCTACCTGCCGGAAGACCGTTCCGCCGTCAATGCCAAGGTCATCGAGTCGGTCGGCGTCCGCAGCGCCGAACACGCACATCTGCAGGCCTGGCGCGCCTGGAACAAGCTGCGATTCCAGGACGAGACGACCACGTTCGACGCGCTGCCGGAGGCCAACCTGCTGACCCTTTCCGAGCGGATCTTGGTCGCTGATAACACCCGAGGTGAGGCGTGGGACGGGGATGTGCTGAGCGTCGCCGACGGAGACGGGCGGCTGATCCAGCTCTCGCAGCCGTTTGAGTGGGGGGCAGGGCCCTACACGATCTTCCTGCAGGGTAGTGACGGACTGGTGGACGCAATCTCGGTGAGCGATGGCGGCGGTCCTCGGTGGGCGTTGTTGGCGCGGTCACCGCGCACGCCAGTGATTCCGCGCGGGCAGGCCTACAACACGACGACGTACATCATTTCCAACGCAGCAAACGCTCGCAAGGCAAAGCCTTTCCTGGTGACGGAGAAGGGCGCGCCCAATGACGACGGAACTATTCCGCTTACGGCGATCAACTACGACGCCAGGTACTACCAGAACGACCGCGACTTTCAGTCGTAAAGCAACCCTTGCCGACGTGGGCCCCGCATAGCGGGGCCTTTTTATTTGGGAAATCACATGGCCGCTAACACGCCAATCACTATCCAGCAGCTGGCGAATGCGCAGCGTGACGCCACGGACCTTGAGCACTTTGTCAACGATCCCGCGCCGGCCTATGTGCCGACTCGGCTGGGGGGCAACAAGCCGAACTACGAAAGGCTGGTTGCCGACTTCCGCACGCTGACGGCCGACATGGAAGACCAGTTTCAGGCCTTCCTATTGAGCTCCGGGTATCAGGATCTCGGCGACTATGCCGCCGGCCTCCAGATCACGACCCGCAACCAGATTTTCTGGCGCGATGGAGAGTTGTATCGCGCTGCGGCAACCTTGAGTCTCCCTTATACGGCTTCCGGCGATTGGGAGGCTGAGGGTGAGAGCTTTGTGGCGGTGGGCGATGCCGCGCTTCGGCAGGAGATCGCACAGCCGTCTGGCTCGACGATGGTCGGTTTTCAGCAATTGGGAAGTGGAGCCGTTTCACGGTCGGCCCAGGACAAGCTTCGCGATTCGGCCAGCGTTGAGGATTTTGGCGCGACTGGAGACGGATCTACAGACGATACGGAGGCATTCCGCAAGGCCCTGGCGGGCCCTTCTCAATGGGTCTACGTCCCCGGGGGTGGGACCTGCGTTATCGGTGAACTTGAGATTCCTGCTGGAAAGAAACTCTATGGTCCGGGCGTTCTGAAATGGAAGGGCGGGGCTACCGCGCCGATGATTACTTTGACCGGGGCATATGCGGGCGTAGAGGGGCTAAAGCTTCTTGGGAATAGCGCTAATCAGACGGCGACCGTCGCAATGATCGCCACCGATTCCGCTCCATATGGGTTCCTTCGCAACTGCGAAGCGACAGACGGCCACTACAAGCTTCTTCTGACAGACGTTCAGAATTCCCCAAAGTTTCAGGCTACGGGGAACTATATCCACGATTGGGGCGTTCTCGTCTCAAGCGATATTTTGTCGTTCCGATCCTCGTACTTCCAGGCGATCAACAATCTTTTTGAAAATCTGGGAAACCCGGACGGCACGCATGCCCACTGCATCCGATCAGGTTTATTCAATACTGACCCTAAGATCCCGGTTGTTGGGGGGGTAATCGTTGGTAATGTTGGGCTCAATTGCGAGCACGTCGGCGTAACAGTGGAACTCTTTACCCAGGGGCTGACCATTACCGGCAATACTTTTGACGGTCTGGCGGCGGGGGTGAAGATCGAAGTCCAGGATGGCACGCAAACCGATATCGCCATCACCGGCAACATGTTCAAGAACCTCACGCTGCCGACATGCATGAACCTGAACGGGCGTCGAGTGACGTTCACCGGGAACGTCTGCATCAATAATGCAGGGTACGTTTCCCTTGGCGCTGACTGTATTGCCATGGGCAACACGTTCCAAAATTGCGGAGACGCGACTGACCAGCTCCCGGCCCTGGCGGCGACCTCGGGCCCCTTCTCGCGTTCTATCGCGGCCAACAACCTTATCTCCAATTCCCCGTACAACGCCATGACGGTAGGGGCAAACGCGGTCATCAGCGGGAACATCATGTACGGCACTGTCGGGCGAAACCTCAATTGCTCAAATGCCGTAGGGGCCCGGATTGTCAACAACATCATCCAGGACGGTACTCACGGGATAGCGACGAACTCCGGAACTACGAACCTTCTTGTGCTTGGCAATAACGTATCCGGAGCGTCTACCGCCAATTACTCGATCGCTGCGGTGGATTCGACCTTCATCGATGCTAGCAATTCGGGGTATGGCGGGATAAGCGTCACTAGGGTGATTGCATCTGACGCGATCACGGCCCCAAATAACTCAAATGTCATGTCTATCACCGTCGATACAGAGGGCGGCGCGCCTACAGATAATCTTTCGCAAATCAACGGGGGCAACGCCATTGGTCAGATTATTTGTCTCAGGACAGTAACTGGAACCCGGGTTGTCACCGTCATAGACAACGTAGGGAATCTAAGGCTGGCTGGTGATTTCGCCATGGGCAGCAGCGACCGCCTAACGCTCATGTGGAACGGCGCTACCTGGGATGAGATATCCCGGTCGGATAACTAATGGGGCAACGATGGAAAATCACTGGTACGAGCACATCCTCCCGAAGCTGCCCGGGATCGTTGGCAGCGCTGGCGCCCTGATGTGGATCCAGGGCAGTTGGCCTCGCAAGGTCGCCATGCTGGTCCTCGGTGTGGCTGCAAGTGAATACGGAACCGGCGACTTCGGCGCCTGGGCTGGGATTTCTGTCGGCCTGGCGGGATTCCTGGTGGGACTTTTCTCGATGACAGCTGCGGACTGGTGCTTTCGCGCATGGGATCAGTTCGCGCTCGGGCCGTTGCTCAATGAGTGGGTGCGCAAACGCCTGGGCTTGGATTCCAGAAAGGTTGGAGGGCCGCAACCATGATCGGGTTTCTGCTATCTGACCGAGACCGAGCCCGTCTGGCCGGAGTACACCCGGATCTGGTCGCCGTGGTGGAGCTCGCTGCGCGCCGCTACGAGCCGCGGTTCATGGTGGTGGAAGGGGTGCGCACGCCCGAGCGGCAGCGCGAGCTGGTGGCCAAGGGCGCCAGCCAGACTCAAAATAGCTTCCATCTGAAGCAGGCTGACGGCTGGGGGCACGCGGTTGACCTGGCGCCGCTGGTGGGCGGGGCGATTCCCTGGGGCAACTGGCAGGCTTTCGCCGACCTTGCTGGGGTTGTAAAGACCTGCGCCGCGGAGCTGCGCGTGCCGGTGGAGTGGGGCGGTGACTGGAAGACGCTTAAGGATGGGCCTCACTTCCAAATTCCGCGCGACTGGAAGGGGCGAGCATGAACAAACTGTTCCGAACCGCCGCGCCCTACTTGGTCGGCGCTGCTCTAGTGGCAGCTGTGGTCCTTGGAGTCCGCTGGTACGGCGCCAGCCGCTACGACGCCGGCGTGGCAGCCGAGCGAGCCGCAACCCTTGAAAGGCAGGCGCGGCTCGAGCGCGCCATGCAGGAGGAAAAAGACCGTGCTGATGCCCAATATCGTGGTGCCGTCCTGGCGCGCGAGGCTGCTGAGAAAACTGTTGCTGCCCAGCGTGCTCGGATTGACGGGCTGCTGCGCCAGCTTGCCCAGCGGCGCACCCAGGCTGCCGGAGCCGTCGGCGGATCTGATGACACCGGCCCCGACTGGATCGGAGTTATTGGGGCGTGTGTCGGCGAATATGAGCAGTTGGGAAAGGATGCTGCTCGATGGGCCGATCAAGTGAACGGCCTGCAAGGCTACATCAGCGCTGTCCGACAGGCGGCACCGGCACGATAGGCCCATTATTCGCGCCCGGCTCGCGCTTGGAGTGTAGCGGTGCGGGTTCGAATCGTGCTGATTGCCGAGGAGGGTTGGCCCCGAATTGGCCCCAAAAAAACTGGAAGGCCGCGTCAGCGCTTGATCTTGGTGTCCCGCCCTTCGCACCACTATATTTTCTATGGATCAAGGGCTTGGGTTTGTCTTCCCAAGCACGGTCCGGGGTGTCGGCCGCCGCGGTGGCCTGACGGTAATCCCACAGCATCGCGCCGTCCTGGCGCGGCCTTGTCAGGCCGCCCCGGAGCCGGCGCGTTTTTGTTTGGGGCGGCGCGTGTCAGCCGTGGATGTTGGGGCGGTCGCGCAGCTTCAGGCTGAGATTGCGCCCGGCGCGCAGCAAGGGATAGAGGACGCGGGATAGCGTCCGGTGGCGAAACAGGCGGGCATTGAGCCGGTTGAAGCAATCGTTGTCCGAGCTCAGCAGCGCCAGTCGATGGATGCAGTCGGCGCCCCAGTAGTCCCGGCCGTCCAGGTGGAGCAGCATGCCCTGGTCGAGATCGTAGCCGCGTTGCAGGCACCGGGCGGCGAGACCGGGATGTTCGCGGGCGTTGCGCATCTCGATGGGGCCCACGGCCTTGCGCAAGCGCAGCATCCGCGCGTAGTTCGCGCAGAAAGGGCAATCGCCGTCATAGAGAAGAAAGTTCGCGCTCATGGTGGAGGCCGCGGCCTCCGGGAGCGCCGGCAT